CCAGGCGCTTAAAAAGCTCGAGGAGGAGGCAAACCTTGACAAGTTAAACGCTAAAATAAAAAATACCTCAGACTTGTTAACCGGGACGCTAGGCCCGGCTTTCGACGCGGCTTTTAGCGCTATAGCCAACGGCGAAAACGCCTTTGAGGCAGTAGGGGAAAGCCTGAAAAATCTTGTAATACAGATCATAAGCGCCGCGATAAAGGCCGCCGTTTTCTCGCTTATTATTAAGAGTATTACGGGCGGCTCCGCGTCGTTCGGTAGTATCTTTAGCGGGTTATTCGGTAAGCTTAGCGGCCTGCCTGCTTTCGCAAGTGGGGGCATAGTAACAGGCCCTACAGTCGGGCTAATAGGCGAGGCCGGTAAAGAGGCCGTTATTCCACTGGACAGGCTTAACGACTTTTTACGCCCGGTGGGCGGACCTACCGACGTAAGAATTTCGGGCGCACTACGAGGGCAGACTATTTTCCTGCAACAGGACAGAGTGCGACGCTCTAACAACCGCAATAAATAAAATATATGGCTTACGGTATAAGATACGTAGTTAAGTGGAAAGCACGGACGGACGACGTTATGTATGTCGATATTTTGCAGAAAGATTACGAGGGCCCTGCGTTTGAGTTAGAGGGGGCTTTCCCCGCTTTCTCAATATCTTACAATGAGGAGGGCGACGGACATATAACGCCTTTCAAAACCAGCACGGCGGAGCTTATTTTTATAAACCCCGGCGGCGTACCCCTCGAAAACTTTTACAGCGAGGACGACGAGGAGTGGAAAATAGAATTCCGGGACGGTAGCGATAATACGTTAAGGTGGGCGGGCTATCTTGTACAAGACGACTGCGAGGAGGACTTTACAGACGCGCCGTATCTTGTAACCCTCGCCGCCTCCGATAACATAGGCCTTACCAAAGATATAACGCTGGACGAGGCCGTGGCAAAAAGTTACATAGACATTATAACGCGCTCGGGCACAAACACCGACGGCACGTTATTAATAACCAGTTTCTTTTATGATCCTGAGCTGGCGGCGGGCGATACTATTTACATAGGCGGCAACCCTTACGAGATAAGCGGCCAATTTTACAACGCTATAGGCAACCGTTTATTTATCTACGTTATAAACCCGCCGGGTAACGGTATCTACGACATATCATTTAACGTACGCGGCAACCTGGTTAACAAACATACCCTCTTTTCATTTATACGCCTGTTACTGGAAAGCACCGGGATTAATTTACCACTACGAATTTTTAATAACCTGTTCGAAGCAGCGCACGACGAGAGCAAAGATATGTTCGCCCAAACGCGGATCTTTACGGGTAAATGGCTTACTGAGGATGGCGACTGGTCGAGCGTTTACGACATAGCCGAGGAGATACTAACAACGTTTAACGCCACTTTGCAACAGGCGGACGGGTTTTGGAATGTTGTTCGTTGGGGTGAGGCTTACCGATATGAGAACAACGAAATAGACGGTTTTGAATACGACGACACGTACAAAAACCCCCAGCCTGTTACCTTAACACCGAACTTTGACACGATCACGCCCGCGACAGATAACGAACTGATAAACGCCGACGCACGTAAAAGCATACTCAGACCGCTAAAGTCCGTAAAAGAGACGTTCAACTATGACCAGCCGCGCGAACTTATAAGGAATTTAAACCTTGCGGAACGCGGCGAATTGTTACGTACTTACGCAGACGGGGTTAACACTGTTCGGGAATATAAAGTACCTCACTGGTTTCCGCTAACGTCAAACCCGGACGCACCTGACTTTTTTATGCGGGTTATATTCGACGACGTCGACGTAGAAGTAGAACATTATTTAGTCCTGAAAGGGGGTATTTTTGGCGGGGCGTGGTATACGTCGAGTAATTTCTACATGAATACTGACGACCGCGTGAGCGTAAGTATGCAAATGCGAACCAGTGACAGTCAATCAGGACCCTCGACCAACTCATTTGCCTTTAGACTTGACAGCGAAACCGACACGAAGTACATGAGTAAAGGAACCAGCGACCCCGACGGGACCTGGAGAAACGGGGCCTCCGCGGTATTTTTCTACAATTCGGATACCAATATTCAGAATTGGCAAAGCTTTAGCGCGGCGTCACTGGGCGCGCCATTTGACGGTTATTTTTCTATCGGCCTGCAACAACTTGACTTTGACGACACGATAAACGAGACGCATTACAAAGATATTTCGATAGTTTATACCCCTTACGTTTCGGACATTACGGCTATGAAAGGCCATTACCACTTAGACGAGATAACAAACCTGGTAAAGAATAAATACGACGAGGAGATAACTATAGACGACACGCCAAAAAACGCGATACAGGGTACGCTATTTTTAGACGTGCTTGACTGGGTGGGCCAATACCAAACGAGGACAAGCGCCTGGGGCTTCAAGGGCGAAACTAAAAACAGGCGCCTGGGGCAGATCATTACTAAGGAAAGACATTCTTTACAACGCATAAGCCGGGCATTAATCGACTGCAATTTTGTTTTCGACTGCCCGCTGCTTACGACAATGAACATACTATTTTTAGCGGCGCGTCCGGGCAGAAGCTTTATATTTGGGGTAATTACTTTCGAATATAGCAATTTCACAGCCTCCGCCCGGCTTTGGGAGCTTTACAGTGAGGGCGAAACCGAAATAACAAGCGATTACACGTACAAATATATATTTGATACTAAATGAGTATAGTTAAAGGTAAAAACGTAATTCTGCAAGTCAATAACGGCGGTATGCTTATGCCGGTGGCGTGCGGTCAAAACGCTACCTTAACAACCGATACAGATTTAGCCGAGACGTCCACGGAGGGGACCGGGACCTGGAAAACGCAAAGGCTTATGCGGAATAGTTGGCAGGTAGACGCCGACGGACTTGTGAGCTTTGATACGAATATGACCCCATCGCAGCTTATGGCCCTGCAATTTGCTGGAACGCCTGTTTTTTTATCCTGGGAGGCGACAGACGACAACGGATTAGTGGAAAGTTTCCAGGGGTACGCACTTGTAAAAACGCACACTTTAACAACGGCATTTAATGGGCTTTATAAATTCAACGTTCTTTTTATAGGTAACGGTAAGCTGACTATTACCGACACGCCTATAGATCCAAACGAAATAGGAGGGCGCGTTATGAGATATGAGTATGACGGAACCGGGACAGAAAGCGGGGGCAACGTATTACCTGCTATTTCTGTTTTAGCCGGTAAAAGTATTTTAGCTATTGAGCGCGACGGGTTATATCATAGACCTGTACAAGACGCGGTACCGGTAGGTAAGCAGTTCAAACGGGACGCGGAGGACGACACTGTAATAATTTTCGCGGAGGACCTGCCCTCTATTCAGTTAGGCGAAATGATCGACATTTTTTATCAAAACTAATATGAAAGCTTTACTATTTATTTTACGTGCAATATTTTCAAATTATGAAGAAACTCGCAGCTCTTTTGGTCGTTCTTACGACCCTCGCGACGCAAGCGGCCGCCCAGTGTGACACAGCCGAAAACGTCTTAGCTACAAGCGTAACGGCTACGACTGTAAACATTAGTTTTACTGGTCCGTCCGTGCATTTGTATTACGTTATAAAATACAACGGCTTAAGGCAAAATGTAAACGACCCCGGCGGGCCTTACCCGGCGTTAATATCTTCGCCGTTAAGCGGGTTAACCCCCTCGACGCTTTATACGTTTTCTATCGTGGCGTATTGTTCGCCCACAGACAGCAGCACCGGCAGCAATTACACGTTTACAACCCCGGCCGCGGCGTGCGATACGGTAACCGGCGTAACGGTTTCCGGCATAACCAGCAGCGGGGCAACTATCAACGCGACAGAATACACGTTTGCGACCTCGTATACTATCTACTATGTTAAAAACGGTTATACTGACACGGTTTCCGTAACCGGGACGGACGCGGATTTTATACTGGCAGGTTTAAGGTACAACACACAATACCGATACCGTATAAAGTCAATTTGTCCCAGCGGGGAAAACAGCACGTCTTTAAGATCATTCACGACCTCGCCCACGGTAAACTATTCTACTATGACGGGTTTCGGCTACGGATTTAAACGGGCTGGTTATGACAGTACTTTAAACATACCTACCCAGGGCACTACCCCCAGCATAGGCGGCGGAAAGACGGACCGGGCCGCGGTAGTTTGGGACACGTCCGGCAAAGCTTTACGGGTATTCGACCCGCCAACGCAAAACTTTTACTCGCTAAGTAGTAACGTCGGTTATGTCGAAACTATTGCCGATCTTATAG